ATAATAATATACAACTATTATAGAGCATATTAATAGAATGGTCAAGATTGTTAATGCTAAAATCATTTTTTTACCTGATACTTAATTGATTCAACTGGATAACCACTAAAATCAAATATTTGATCTCTTAGGTCATCTTCATTTTTTGCTCTCCATCTACCTAGGCATCTTTGATTTAAAACATACTCTTCTTGCTGAGTTAGTTGTAAATCTGGGTCTCCGTCCCCAACTTCCACTAGATAGAGTTCAATATCGTAAACTGTGAATAACATAGTGATTACCTCATATAAAGGTAACCACCTGCCCAATCTGTGTAGAGTGGGTTGAATAGATTCGCTTGATGAACCTCATTCCTCAAGTTAAATCTAACGTGCTTTGCAGGACTTTTCCAAGATGCAGGTTTGTAAACATCAGCACTAAACTTGTCAACAAATGCGTGAACACCGCCATCACGATACTCATTTCTTCCTTTATAGTCATCCCACTCACATTGAATGATCTTGTAATACTTCTTACCTTCTTGAATACGGAATTTCATTAGTTTCGCTGTTCCGTTGTCAATTTCTGCAAGTCTCTCTTTAGAGTAGTCTGACATTAGTTCATCATTTCTCTCAACATTGCGAGTAAATGATCTTATAGTATAATTCTTATAGTTCTGCTCTAGTGAGTCAGTTAGTTTTTCTGTTAGTTCGAGAACTGTGTTTGACATAAATTAATTTGCTTGTTAATACTATTATAAAGGTTATGCTATGGTATGGTCAAATCTATGTGACAGTTATTCAACTGGATTCATAGACTCTACCATCTAACGTTTTATAACCTCTATCGTGTATAACAGTATCCTTACCTAACCAAGTGCCACTAATACCAGTTTGTATTCTACCAACTTGAATATTAAATCCTATACTGATCTTACTTTGCTCATCAGCATTATTATCTGTGTTATGATTTAACCAACTGGGAAATAAAATAGTCGTACTGGGATAAGTCTTAACCCACATCGTTTTGTCTCCACATCCCCATAGGTCAATATCAGAATATGGGTTAGGATGATGAAAAGTTAAATCTCCCATTTCTTCAGTAGTATTATGGTAGTAGCATCCTGATATTTGGCAATCGTTAGCAACGTGGTTATGTACTGGTTGAGAACCACCAGTAGGATATATGTTTAACCAACTTTCTGAATATTCCCACTTATCGTGACTAACATATTCATTTACTACTGATCTGTGCCACTCTAAGAAGTGAACTAACTTATCTTTATGTGTCTCAAATAAGTTTATATTATTATTCTGTTCACTATTATAGTGAATCGTAGGAACATATTCATTCTGAATATATTCCACTAAACTACAGATTTCCTCTGTAATACTATCGTTTGCGTGTTGATTTATATGTAGTCTCGTAGGAAAGAGATCAAGTATTTCATTCATATTAATGATGTAAGTTAGAACTGTTTACCATCCAAATGTGATATTTTTCCAAAGAATGTTGCTCTATTTGCGTCATTAATACTATTAGTTGCCACATATGGGTCAGTTAATAGTTTCCTTACTGAACCTTCATTACTTCCACTTGTACCTTCTACATATCCCCATACTCTTGTATGTCCACCTCTATCACTAGGTGCTTTTGCTTTAATCACTAGGTCATCACTTGATGCAACATCTTCTTTAGTGAATACCCAAGTGACACTAGCGTCATCCGCTTCGATCTTAGTTTTCTTCGCTGAGAGTCTATCATCACTTCCACCATAACTTTGTGATGTTAGTCTAGCATTGACTTGAGCAAGTCTATATGCTTTCGCTTTACTTCCTAGTTCAGCGACAAGCAAATCTGCCCAATTATTTGCATTTGTAGTTGCCATTTTAGTCCTTAATAAATTCTTTCCTATGGTTTATTTATATGATAGAGGAAGCGGTGGGATGCCTTTAACAAAAATGTCATCCACAACTCTCTCTAGTCTTCTCAAAGTATTTAGTGATTTAACTGGTGTACATACATAACCAGTTGACTTACGATAGAACTGTAACTGTCCACTCTTGAGTTTACCAGTTGCAATATCTTTTCTGTCCTCTGGGTTCATACGGATGACTCTACCAATAGTCTGTGCCATTTCGATGATGCTTAACTGTCTCAACATAATACTATGAGTTAATCCACTAACACTAATACCTTCAGATAATATAGAATAATGAAAAACAATAAACCTTCTATCCTCTTTACCCCACTTGTTTAGTGTCTCTATGAATGTGTGTCTGTTGACCTTCTTATCATTAACAAATGCACCAAACTTAGATGTAACGTGCATAACATCATATCCTAGTTCCTTCAAATCCTCTAGTAGTGAAGTACTGGATAGCATTGCTGACAATACTTTAGAACTACCAACTGAGCATACAACCTTAGCATTAGGGTCTGTAATCTCTTGCAAACACTTAACAGTTGCCATTGCATCGTGGATGTGTCTATTGTGTCTAGTCCTATCAATATCTAACTCAAATGGTACGATAGTAGGTTTAACAATAGAACCACCTTCAACTAATTCTGGTGCAGGAACATTACAAATAGTTTTACCATACACACTAGGAATATTCATTCCATACTTACCTTTATTAGGATTAACAGTACCCACAAACTTAGGAGTAGCAGTAAAATAGTAGGAATTGACACCATACTGATTAGAGTAGTGCTGAACACTAGGGAAAAAATTCTTTTGAACACTATTATGTGCTTCATCATAATATATTACATCAACTTCTACTTCACTAGCAACCAATTTGTGCAAACTATGATAAGTCGTGAATATAAGCATATTTTTAGTTGACTTATGATAGTATTTGTTGAGTTTATCAATATCAGTTGTATTGAAGTATGAACTACCACCACTATGGACGTGCATAACGTCAACGTCATCGTGGAAGTGCTTCCACTCATTACATAATTGCTGTGCTAATAAAATACGAGGTGCTACGATAATTGCTGTATGTGCAAACTTCTCATTCTTCGCAAACTTCTGCAATGCGTGATGAATCATAATCATAGTCTTACCACCACCAGTAGGCACTATAACTTGACCTTTAGTATTCTCGTGCATCGCTTCAATAGCACGATTCTGGTGCGGACGTAATGTAACCATCAAATTTGTATCAATAAATTCATTATAAAGTATGGGTGATACAATATCACCACAATGTATGACAGTATTCTAACTGTACCAATCAGCGATCTCCTCCTCTGGTCTAGGGTTCTCAGTAGCGATCGGCATACTGTCTAATGGGTTCTCTCTATTCTGTTTATCTCCAACTTGATTATCATTAAGATAAGAGTCGAGTGCGTCCAAATCCTTACCAACTCGTGTGGTGCTGTGAATTTCTGTTCTTTCATAAGTGTTGTTTTGTTTTTGCCACTCTACAATAAGTAATTCCAACTCTGAAATTCTCTTGCGAGCATTTTCAATTTTCTGATCTAAGTTTGTCATCTTCTAGTGCTGATTGTATGAATTCATTTATCTGATCGTCAGATAGTTGACCTAAAAAAGACCAATGTGGGTCATTCTTATCCCATTGTAACGTAACTTTGCCATCCTCTGTGACCTCTAGTTTTAGGGAGTCTCCTCCTTTTCCTTCCGTCATACTTCCTCATATCTCCAATGTGGGTCATCAGTACCATCTGACCAGAACCAGAACTGTGGATTATGTTGCGATGATAGAAATACCCTACCATCGCTCCGTTTGTCCTCAACATATGCCATAGCGTTGTTGTTCATATTCTCAACAAACTGAAGTTTTGCCCTATCACTAATAGGTCTGACTTTTGCTAGTTTCCTTAATGGCATTACCACTCTCCAACTGGTTGCTTTGCTTTTGCCTTCTTGATTGCATTATTTACTTTGTCCGTCTCTTCTCTAATATAGTTGTATATGTCAGCATACTTGATCTCGTGAATGTCTTCGCTTTTCTTTTGCATATCCAAATGCAAATAGTTTAGTGCTGTTAGAATTGCTTCCGCTTCATTCCTTGACACTTGCAAGTTTACAAAGGTGTTCTTTAAGTTCATCGTTTTTCAATAGGTGGTAACATATCATTTCCAGGATGATCGTCCGTCTTACCTTGATAGTTCCTATGGTCTGTAGGATACTGATCGGGTTCGATTTCTATATCTTCCCAGTCCTTTGGATATATTAGCACATTAACGTATCTTTTACCATACCTTGAACCTTTATCTTCAATTTCTCTTACACACATAACCAGATACTCATCGTACATACCAAAGATATATCCCTCATCCCCATCAAAACGTATCTTAGTACCAACTTTAAGGGATTGTAAGATTTTCTTCATTTCTATGAGAACTGAGTTAGATAGAAGTATAGGAGTGGTCAAAGTAGTGGAATAATAGAGAACTGATCGTCAGGTACATCAGGTTGACATATTATATCGAACCCTAACGTGATGCGTTTACCTTCATAGGGTGAATCCACTCTCACCATATGCATTCTATCCCATCCCTTACCAAAATATATATTTCCTATCTCATTCTTTATCTCATATTTTATATCTCCTTCTTTAAATAATGTTGTACTATCTTTTGGGTCAATGCTTACATATCCGTGGTATGGGAAGTGATGATCGTGCCACTTCAATACTTGATGTGGTTCGTGGTAATTAAACCAACATTGCATCCATAGTGGTTCATCCGTTTGTAGTGTTGTCCTTACTACTGTCTGTATATCCTTAAACAGTAACCAGAATAATGGACTAGGCGATGTTAATGCAAATAGATTATAGAATCTATATCCACTAAAATCTGTCTCTGTATTAAGATGCTCTAAATCTTCTTTATGTTGATCTTGTACATTAAATATATCAGGCAATGCTCCAAGAGTTAAACCATCATTCTTTAGTGATGAGTCAAGACCACTAAATGTCTTTTTAAATAGTCTGAATGATCTACCTATCTGAGCGATCATTTCTGTTGACTCATTTTCTACTGCTGGCGATCTCCATAATGTCCAATCGTGACCGTCTCTAATTTTATATGTCATTTGGATTGTATGCTGTTTGTGGATTAACTGGTACTTGTTCGCTTAAGTTAATGTTTAAAACTGGTCTCCAAGTTTTAATAGGTAGCGTAGATGCGTGGAATAAGTCTCCTTTAAATGCTACTGCTCTCCCCTTCTTAGGAGTGATACGAGTCATTTCTGTAAACTTATCTGCTTTTGCCATTTCCATATAACGATTAGGGTCTTGAGTCCTCTCGTTATAGATGACAGTATCGCCATTACTATTGTCAATATAGTATATCACATTCCAAGCACCTTTAACGTAACTGTCAACGTGTGGTAACTGTATCTGTTGAGTAGGATAACTAGGAACACAATTAACTCTCATCCTCAATAGGCACTCACATTTAAGTTTAGTCCTAAACTCAAGTGCCAAAGGCATAAAAGCATTACATAACTGTGATAACTCTCCACCTTTGTCAATCTCATACAAATAATGGAAATTACAAAACCCATTGCGAGGGTCATCAGGTAGCATTTCTGTAATTGCGTGGTCTTTACGATGCCACATCAAATCCTCATTCTTGATACAGTCAATTAACCAGTCTTGATATGCTTCCGAAATAACATTATCCATAATAATAAAGTCAGGCGACTTGACGTAAAATGGATTATCTCTTGTAATAATATTATTGATTTTCATATCGATACGTTAAATGATATAGTTATACGATTACCATCGGTATTCGCTTCATAACCTCTCGATAAGTTACTAGGAAAAATAACAATATCTCCTTCCTTATATGGTACGTTTTGATCTAAACAATTAAAGGGAGTGAGTGCGTTGTTAGGATACTGAATAATAGGATAATGTGGTGACGCTATTGCTCTCCTAAACTTAAGTGGTGAATGTTTAATTTCATCATAGTTTACAAAATAGCATCCACTATATAAACAATTAGATTGTTCGTGTGGTAGATATATTGCATCCTTATTTCCTAGTTCAATAACACTATCAGTTATATTAATTGGGTCGCTTAAAGTATATGCATATGATTGTTCGTTTGCCTTATCAACTGCCTGTAATATCTCTGCTTTAACGTTAGATAGTTCTGGTTTGTCCAGTATATTATCTTCCCCTAATTGCATAACATTTAAGTTAATATCTGATCGTGGGGATTGTTTAACATCATCAGGATTCATCATACTGATAAACGTTGTAATTTCTTCTTTCAACTGTTTATGATTGTATGCTGTGTAAACAGAAATAGGTGTAGGAAACAAACCATAGGTAGGGATCTTGACCTCTGGTAGTTTATCGCTAAGAATGTTTTCGTCCATAATTAAGTATAATAAGGGGATGAGTTAATCATTGATTGTTCTTGTTTAATCTTATCACTTGCTGTCTCCCAAGGTGCTGCTAACATCGGTCTTCCATCATATTTGTTATCAGCATATATTCCATTTTGATCAACATAAGATACAAATGCTTGAATTTGTAATTCACCTGTGTATTTTGGTCTCCAATGGAAATCTTTATGTCCTCTGAATATAATCATATCTCCCTGATTTAATAATATTTGATGTGACTTTCCTTCCAGTTCGATATAAAACTTCCAATCCACATCGTCTCTGGTGATACACACGTTCGCAACCCACTCACCGCTTGTCCTATCTCGATGTCTGACTAGATTAGTTCCTTTAACATATACTCTAGCGTAACTAAATGTTTGATGTAATTGTACACCCAATACATCCTCTACAATAGGTTGAATTGATTGTCCCATTGCTTCAAAACATACTGGCGAATACATTGCAAATGCACCAGGCATTATAGGGTCGCTTGTAGGTCCTTGTGATGTTGCTTCAACAATATCTTTAATCATAAGATACTCTTTAGCAAGATGTTCACAAGTCTCGTTAGATACTGCATTTCGAACAACATATAATTTGTTCTCTGCCAATACCTCTACTGGATCGTGGATTACAACTTTCATTTTAATACACCTCTTAGAAATGCTACTAGGGTGAGACGAGCATTTTCTGGGTTGTCACCATACAAACCAACTGCTCCGTGATACTTCCTACCATCAAAAATGATGCAACGATTGAATCTCTCTTCTACATTTATAGACATCCTAAAATCCTCGTTGCACTTTTGCTGTACGTCAGCGAAAGTATCCCTTTCTTCCTGACTTTCTGCTGACATTTGGGATTTGAATTCTGTTTCATACATTTGTCCTGAGTAACCTGGTGGAACATCATATAATGCTGTTCCTGTATTTTTTCTGATACCATCATTCAAATAGATAACAACCCCGATTCCTAAATGTGGTGGGTCGGTGTGAATCCATCCGTTTCCTGTTTCTTCAGTTGAGATATGAAATGTCATATCTGCAATTTCAAAACCCATATGATGTGGTAAATACCTTATCAGTTTACTACATATTTTTTGATGTAGTATTGGATCTAATTTATCAAGTAATGGTGTCCTTTTACCTGGCCAGGTACCACCTGCGGGATGTTCAGTACATTTAAAATACTGTTGTTGACGTGCATATTGAGCAACCAAACTAGGTGTCTCAAAGAAGTTATCAACCACCACAGTTGGTATAGTTTCTTCGCTAGTGTAGTGCATAATTAAAGTTAATAACCATCCTAGTTTTAGAGTACTGTGGGCAGGTAGATGCGTGATAAATTAGATTATCAAAGATGACGACCTTACCTTTCTCTGGTTTAATCCTCTGTACTATATTATATGTATCATCGAAAAAGACGGTATCTCCGTCTGAATCATTCACATAATATAGTGCTGTAGTTATACCTTGTTCTTCATAATCAACGTGTGGCATATTATGAGAACCTAAGCGATAAGGTGTAGTTGGTAGTAGTAATCCACCCTTAATTCTAATCAGATCAAAATCATTTGTCTCTGTGAAATGTAAGAGTAATGGTAGAATAAAATCTAGGTTATCTGATTGTGTTTGTGATGCTCTATCTGCAAATAGATGAGCAAATCCAACACTACCTTGAGCATTTGGAAACTTATTTCTCATTGCTGAATCAGAACCATATGTTACATCAGATAGTAATCCCCATTTAAAGGATACATCAGACATAATAGTTTCAATTCTATCCTGATAAGGTTTAGGTATAATGTTCTTAAAAACCTTCATAATTAAACGTCAGAACTACCCGATCTTCATCGGTCGCATTTGGTTGGGTTTTATGTTGTAACCAACCTGGAAATACCAGTATATCATTTGTTTTAACTTCTATCAACCTCCATATAGTTTCTTGACTCTCTTGTGGATACCCACTTCTATGACTCTCTAAGGGGTCTCTAACTAAGAAATCACCCGAACCTTCGGGTGCTTTAAGATAACACGATAGAACCATCGGGCAAGGACTATGGGAGTGTTCTAGTGTCCGTCCTCCTTTCTTGTGTAGGTTGACCCAACTCTGTACAGGTCTGAATCCCATATCAAAATATTCCCAATCATCCCATATAACTTTTAACTTTGGATATATTACATTGAAGAATTTTTGTAAACATTCCCAGTTGTGTGGTGCTATGGGTGAACGTGATGCGATCGCTGTTGAAAAAGCATCACCGTCCTCTAACATACTATTTCTAATTATATCTTTCTTTGCAATTTCATCGAACAAGCATCCTACATCATACTGTAAAACACCACCTTCATATTCAAAGTTGTAATTTAATTTCCAAATAAAATTTGGAATATAATTCACAGGTTTCATACAAAAAGATTGTCCATTAATGCTTTTAAATTTTTAATTGTTTGCTGAGTTTTTTTAACCACTTTATCCCTCAACTCACGAGGTAGATTTCGTATAGTTGGGGGATGTGTATTGTAATTTAGTTTAGGTGGTCTTGACATTAGCGTAAGGTAACATTTCAACAAAAGTTCTGGTTGCTATCTCGTAAGCAAACTTGACCTCTGGAGTCATTGAGTCATCGAGTCTAGCACGAATTGCTGCTTTAAGAGCATCAGGGTCAGCGAACTCATACATTGCTGAAGATCCTGGTACTTTCTTTGCAAGCATCTGTCCACCCATCAGGTCTCCCATATGTCTGGTGTATAGATGTGCCATTAACTTATGAGTATATAGGAAGTCATCCTTATCTAAACCTTCAATATATTCTACAAATCTTTTAGTGGTAGATAGAACTGGTAGTTCAGTCTTACCATCATATAATTCATCAAAATCCTTTCTCATACCAGGTACTCTAGCAATGTCAGGTAGTTCTTCTAACATACCTTGTTCATATGCTGCACTCTCTAGTGCTGCGTATTGTATGATTTGATTATGCAAATAGATTGCATATGATTGTTCTGTCAACTGTCCCCCGAACATCATACCAACAAAGGGTTGCTCCTCTGCTGCTTTATGTTGTCCCATTGTTGCTTCTTTTAATTTAGATGTTCCTTTCATTGGTTTAAATCAGGTAATTTTTTTTCAACCCAGTGGTCTTTGTTATCGATTCCTGCTGCTTTCACATATCTCATAATATGGTCATCAATTTGATGAAAGATCGGATGCAAATCCAGATCCATATTAATATCGTGTGCAATATCTGCCACTTGAGATTCTGTTAAACAGTGGTCTGGGTGTAATAGATCACAGGTTGGAATCCTGTGTTCAATTAGTTCATTGAGATTGAGTCTAATCTCATAGTCTCTGTATACTGGCATAATTAATAAGAGTGTTCAAGATCAAGTTGATCTTCTGTGTCTTTTACAACTGAAAATGTTATATCATCCCAATAGGAGTGGTATAACCGACCCCATATTACTCTAAACTCTTCATCGTCAAGGTCTTTGAATAGACAACGATCTTTAAGGTATATGTGGTATGTGTTCATTTGTTTAATTTGGGAATGTATCTGGCATTTCAGATTTCTGACCGATTGTCTCGATCTCTTCCTCCTCTGCCATTTTTGCTAGGTCTGGGATTTCTACTTCACCGTCATCGTTAAAGATTTCTTTCTTTACGATATACAGTGCATCGATAGCACCCTCTAATCTTGATTTCTGACTATATGCGTCAGATCTCTCTTGGAACTCAATAGTTGTTACACCATAAGGGTTCAGTTTCTTATTACTGAACGTCTCATCGAGTTCCTCAATTTTCTTCTGAGTTGCTTCTTTTTGAACATAAAAGTTCTGAATCAAATCATCAATAGTCATCGTTTTTTACCATCCTTATGAAAGTTAATAGTTTTCATTGCTCGTGCTATTCTACCTTGTACTGTATCGTGAATCATATATTCAGATTTAATTGAATAATTAAATGCTGCTTCCAGATCCCAGTCCTTTGTCTCAGCAGGTTCCTGTGTGAGATCATACCAAGATGATTCAAGAACCTGACGTGGCATTGGTATGTATTGAGCGAGAGGTGTACCTGCTTTCACAAGAGTTCCTTCTTCACCACTATTTAACTCATACCATTTTAATTGTACGTTAACTTGCAATGCAAATCTTGGATCGAAGATACCAGCGACTGCTTCGAATCGTGGTTCATTATTCCAATAGACAGGTTGTTGCAAGAATACGATGTCATCGGATGCCCTAACTCGCCAAGGCAATTCTAACTTAATTATATGAGCGAGTGTGGTATCTGGTCTATCTATAAGAGGAATGACCTGCTCAGGTGTGTGATCTGAGATGTAATTACTGTGTCTCTGGAACTGATTAGGTATCTCATATTGAAATGATATACCATCTCCATTTGTCATAATATAGAAATCCATAGGTGCAACTACAACCCATCCCATCCTTGCTATCTGTTTGATACCAGGACAATTAGAACTGTTTTGTGTACCTTGGAAAGGGCATTTCTTTCCTTTCTGTTCTTTACTTAACCAACTTCTCTTTACCTTAGATGTAGGTATAAGAGGATAACATTCTGCTATACCTGGTTCTAGTGAATAGAACCTGATCCAAGGT